CAGAACTATGAAGTTGTCGCGATTATCAGTCTTGTTATCGGCCTAGCATCTACTGCAGCATCTTTCTTTCTAGCACCCAAGCCCCAAGTTCCAAACGTACCGGAACAGCGTCAACGTGGTGAGCGTTCACTAGCTAATGCAACTGGTGTCAGCCGCTTCAACCAAACATTCGGCTTTGAAGGCGCCGCTGATATCGCAAAGTACGGCCTTGCAATCCCCATCGTTTTTGGGCGTTATACAGAGCGCAGTGATTATGCAACTGGCGGCATTTTGGTGGCACCATCTTTGGTGTGGTCGCGGATGTTCAGCTACGGCGGCAGCCAAGGTTACAAAGGGTTGTACGTTGTCGCTGAAAGCATCATTGGCACGCCTGATGTAAACGGTATTTTCCTTGGCACCACACCGCTAGCTTCGCTGTCACCGCAACAGTACGCGTTTTACTGGTCAAGCAAAAACGGCGAGAATCGCATCAAAGCCGCAGACCTGTTTGCTGGTACACGAGCAGAGCCATTTTCTGGCGATCCAGAAAAACATGACGACATATTTCAGTGCCCAACACAAGCCGCTGCTGTTGATACTGGATTCTGCTCTGTTTACACACCAACCGGCAGCACCAGCTTTGGTGCATACAGCCCTATCAAAAACGGCACGTTCAACAAAATCAACTGGCAGGTTGTATCCATCCCCGATGGCAATGACCCAAATCGTCGCCTAAGGGCTACACGCCGCAAGATTGCTGGCGGGGCTGCCAACGGAATCGACGATGGTATGCCGGGTCATGGCGCAGGCTATAGCTGTTTTATGGGTTTGATTCGCCATAACAGCAACGAGTATTCCCTACCAACGCGCGTCAATGTCCAGCCCAACGACACGATTGATTTCAGGATTACTGGCAAGGAATACACCAACGAAAGTTTTGCGGTTGAATCTGGCGTCAATCTTGACGATCAAAATGCTCGTTCTATAGCCGAGCGCAACGAAGCTGACGACAAGCTTCAGATCGGCGAAATGTTCATGATTGGGCGCACTGTATGGCAGCTCATACAACGCCCAGGTCAGCCATGGAGAGTTGGCACAGATGCCACGTATACATTGCGCTGCCTAGAAACCACTGGCGGTAGAGCCGAAATCGGCATCGCCGGAACACAAGCCGTCACGCAAATGATCGGTTACGACGGTCGAACACTCGCTGATTACTGGATCGGTCCGTCATACTTTCCGTTGATGCAGATCTCGTTTGCAACTATCCGTAACCAGCGAGTTGTAGATGCAACAGAATTCGGAATCCGTTCACAGGTGTGGAACCGCGCCAATGGTCTATGCAACTTCCCAGAGGTGCCATCGCCAAGGCAGCTAGCGCAGTTTGACCGTGACAACACCAATATCACCAACGGCATTCGTAACGGTTACTTTGCTCGCACAACTGTTTTTACGATTGCCCTGCGTCCTGTTGGTCTAGATGGCAACGGTCAACCGTACCCTTGGGAGTTGCTAGGGGAGCAGTTCTGCGTTACTGGACAGTCACCTGTTAACAAGTACAACTACATCCGAATTAAAAGCCGCTCACCAGGGCAGTTTGAATATCGTTTCATTCCAAAGACTGGCGCTGATGTACGTCAGTTCAGCCCAGATTCCACTGAATTTTGGCGCTTAAACGCCACATCTGCACAACTCAATGGTGCCGACTACACAAACCGTTGGGGCACATTCCGCGTCACGGTAAGGGGTGACATTGTTTCTGCCATCAGTGTTCGTGCCAATGAAGAAATGGCAACCAAGGGTGATCCTGGTACGCCTGACACTTATAGATCACAAGCTGCAAGGCTGATTGTTGAAGAATGGTTGCCTTCATCACAGCAAGCGGGCAAATTCGGCGGTTGGCATACGCACTATATGGGTGACGCAGAAAACTACAAAGGTCAAACCCGTTCTGTAGATATTACGCTGAAGTGGGTTGATAACGGTCTATTCGGATCAAAGACAGTGCAGGTCAGGTTGACTGCCACAAGTGTTTATTCACCGGCAAATCCATTTGCTGATTGGACATGGCAAAATCCGTCAGATATGCGGATTACCGGCTGGTCGGAAGAGCCTCCCAATAACTACATCTTCAATTCGCTTATCTATGTAAGTAATCGTTTTAATGTCGGCACTGTTGGGCCGCGCCTGCGCGTCGTACATGAAAGCGTTCGTGTTCCTGGCGCGCCAGCATCACCAGCGCGCGCATTTGAAGCCGCCAGTCAAATTGCCGATGTATCCCATTATCAAGAACTGGAGAAATCAAACGCCAATAATCCAGAACATGAAATTGTTTACGTCAACGAAAGCGTTACGAATCCTGAGCGCCCGACCTACAACAACATCACCACCTTTGGGATGGCGCTGCGTTCTAGTCGTGCAATTACGCAACTGGATCAAGTGCGGATGTGGATTCCCAACGGTGTCGATGCACGAAGTTTTGCAGACAATGACCGTGTTGGTCCTACCAATAAGTTTGCCGATCTCGTTTACTTTCTGCTGACTGACACGCGTTCTGGCGTGGGACGCCGCGTATCTGATGCGTTGATTGACACCAGTGGCTTCACGCGCACAGCACGGTTCCAAGTACAGAACAGAATGTTTTTTGATGGCGTGATCGAAGAGCAGGCCAATATCCGTGAATTTATCAGTCAACTAGCGCCGCTTCATCTATGTAACTTTGTCATCGCCAACGGCAAGTTCACGCTGGAGCCAGCACTGCCAACCGAGTCTGATGGCAGCATCCGTCAAGGCTCAGTTCCAATCTCCGCTTTGTTTACCGCAGGCAATATCATTGAAGAAAGCTTCAACGTTCAGTATCTGGATCGTGAGCAGCGTCAAAACTTCCGCGCTGTTATGTCCTATCGCGGTGGCGCCAAAAACCAACTGCCCGAACAGCGATCAATGATGGTGATATGGGCTGATCGGACGGATGAATACAACCAAGCGAAAATGGAATCGTATGACATGACTAAGTTCTGCACGTATCGCGGTCATGCCTTCCTTGTGGCGCGTTATTTGATGAGCATCCGTCGCCGCGTTACGCACACTATTTCATTTAAGACGACACCAGAAGGCTTGTACTTGGCACCGGGTCAGTACATCCGCGTTATCACCAAGGCGTCGCCTGAGGTGTCGTTCAATAATGGCGTGATTGATGCAAGCGGTAATGTCACCAGTTTGGCTGGCACGCTGACTGGCACCTACGACATTTTTGCTTACCGTCCGGGCGACAACGACGTTCGCCTTACGACGATTACGATCACCAACGGCGTTACCACGGACACCACGCTGTTTGGCGCGTTGTTTACAGTGCGTTCAGACAACACCAAGTGCAATATCTATCAAGTTGAGCAGATCACGATGGATCAGGATGGCTTGGTGCAAATTGAAGCCACGCACTTCCCATGCGACGATCAGGTGCGTAGTCTGATTGTGCAGGATGTTTTAGACGAATCCCGTTTCACCGTTCTTGAGTGATGGCCTTCCCAACACTGGCTCCAACATCCCGCAACTTCAATCCGGGTGATTATCCGATCCGGCAATTCCGCTCACAGTCGGGCACTGAGATCCGCATTTTGTACGGGGACTCCCGCACAGGCATGACACTGGAGCTGTCATACGACAACATCAGCGATGCTAATGCCCAATTGTTTTTGACGCATTACAACGACGTGAAGGGCACTTACAACACTTTCACAATTCCAGACGAAACCAAAGAAGGCTGGGAAGGCAGCGGTTCTGCGATTGATGTGTCTGGTGTCAATGCTTGGCGTTATTCGGAGGCGCCTGCGGTTACCGCTATTCGTCCTGGGCGCAGTTCCGTCCGTGTACAACTCATCGGGGTTCTCTAAACTGGTGCCATGGCAAAGATGTACACAGGCCGTGATGGCCGCCTGCTAATCGACGGGACCGAGCAAATCAAGGTCACGAACTGGTCAATGACCGGAACGCTTGAGATGCTTGAAACCACAACGCTGGGCGATTCGCAGCGCACGTACACGCCCGGTGTGCAGGAATTTAGTGGTAGCGCAACCTTGCTGTACTACAACGACGGCACTGGGCGCAATGATGCTGCCACGGCTTTAAAAAAAGTATTGCGCGTTAGTGGCGTATCAAGTAGCGATACAGTCACGCTGTCCTTGCGTCTTGTTGACGGGAATACAAATTACGACGTGCAACTTATTGCATATATTACAAGTGTAAGTTTTGGTTCTGCGGTTGGCGAAGTGACATCAGCTCAAATTAGCTTCCAGGGTACTGGTGCTCTTACAGCGGTGACAATCTAATGGGAATTTATCTTGGCAATGTTGGCAATATTGAGCTGACCAGGAAATCGCTGGACGGCAGCAAGGAATCAATCGTCAACCCTTCTGACGTAAATGCATCAAGAGATCGTTTTTCTTTTGATTTTGATGAAGGTTTTTTGATAAGTGGCGATTTTGTTGAGCTAACAACTACTGATGGCACTGATCTGGACTTCGTTGATGCCAGTGGGTGGTCAGACAACACCGTTCAATCAAGCGGGAATTGGTATGTTTTTGTTGATGAGCTTGGTGGCATAAGACTTTACAGTAATTTTGATGACAGCCTTGAAGGGAGCACGCCAGGGCTTATTCAGCTCGCATCAATAGCGAGGGACATTCCAATCCGAGTCTCGGTACGCGACAGAGACAAGCGATTGCTTGCATGTATTACAGACTATGAATTAAATACCAGCAGGGAAACTGTAGACATCACAACCCTTAGTGATCAGTACAGGCAACAGTACAGCAGCTTAATCACAGGCTCGGGGCGTCTCACTG